GTAAGCCAGTTGCGCCAGATGTTACAGGCTTGTTGGACGTATTTCCACGCCCCCCATACTTAGCAAGCGCTAGATTTCCCGGAGTTTGATCAATTGAACGCTGCGCAAGTGCTGCGTTAGCTTGTGCAGCATCCCACAGCCTAGAGGCCAAGATACTTGCATCACTTATAGCCCCGGATAGCCACCCGCCGCTAGGGGCTGATGCCAACATGCTTTCCAGTGCTATTTTTGCGCTAACTGCGCTTGATACAATATCACCCACACTTTTAGCCACATTGTCAGCGTGTTCTTTAGCGCGAATTAGTTCATCACGCGCAGCCCTATAAGCGTCCACCTGTTCTTGGACAAGGGATATGTTTTTTTTAATTCCTTGTGCTTCTTCTGCCAACCTTTGCCTTGCACCTAGACTATCTGTTGACTGCCACGCCTCATTAATTTCTGCAAGTTCCGCCATCAATCGGTTTAGTTCGCGGACATGCACAACCTCTTCGGCGTCAACGCCAAGAGTAATCGCTCCTGATTGAATGTTATATTCAGCAGTTGCATCAGATAGGTCGCGAGTAGCATTGGCAAGCATTGTCGCCTTTTCAGCCGCACCAAAATAATAGCCAGCGAGAGGAATAAGAATTGCTGATGCCGTTCCTAGTGCAACCCCCAACAAACCAAAGCCGGAAAGCAGTTGCGGCAATTGTTGCCCAAGTGCTTGCGTAGCAGATGTTCCTGCGCCGACTTGAACTGCGAAGTCTTGGATTTGATATCCGAAGTTCTGAAAACCACCTGCCGTTCCTTGCGTATGGCCACGAAGTCTAACCATACTGTTACCAAGTAAATCTGCTTGGCCGGATGTTACTGCAAACGCCTTTGAAAGGCGCAATTGTGCATCAGCAGATTCACGGGCGGAAATTGCACCCATTCTTTCGGCTGCAATAATACCATTCAATTCATTTTCATACTGTTTTGACGCGGCGAATAGTGGATTGTATTTTGCCCGAAGGTTATCCATCTCTTTCGCATATGCAGCCACGTCCGCAGCGCGATCACGCACTTCGCTTTTGGCAAACATCGAGTTGATCTTGTTCTGCATTTCACTGGCTTTTGAACTAGCCGAAGTGAACCTATTTACAGAAGTTTCCGCAATATCAGCACTTGCCGCAAGTTTTTTAAGCGCCGCGTCAGTCTCGACAACGCCCGTCATTTCAGCCGCAACACCTAGAAGTGCAATATCGGTCATTTTTGCATATTCCGTTTGTTAATTGCGGACGACATAGCGTCACGATACGCGCTATCAATTGCGAATAGAATAGCACAATCATCGCTTGATGGTAATTCACCCATAAGCTTAATCCAGTCTAAAACAAGACCGGGTGTTATAGCATTGGTGTAATCTGAAAGATAATCACGCAATTCCCAAAACCACGTGACTAGATACACAAATTCTAGGTCTGGGTTTTTATCGGGTATTTGATCAGTGGCCTGCGCCAGTTCGTAATATTCGCGCCCTGTCATGTTGTCAGGGCATTTGGGTAGCCCTGACGTTCCATAGGTGTCGAATTTAACGTGAATCTTAACGTAGTTTATGCACTGATCGCAGGCTCTTGAATAAAATTTGCAATGCCGCCAGCCCCCGCGTATAGGTCAGCCAGAAACCAATCAGCCGCCGGATGGTCAAGAACGTAGGCTTTATTCTCAGTCGTGCATTCAGGGTTTTTCCCCAATTCGCCAAACTCGTGATCTCCCCAATCCCACCGAGTGATTGCAGCGATTAGCTTGTCACGTTCTGTTTTCTCGCCAACGTCAAGTGCCTCTGGACTAATCGAGAACGCCCCGCCATTTGCATCTTTGTTTGCTACAATCATCGCATTACGGCCTAGCCGATCAATCCGCTTGATGTCTTTTGACGCCAATGAACGTAGCCAGAAAGTCACCCCAACAGGCTTGCGCGTTTTGGGGTGAAGCAATTTAACCGGAAACTCGGCCTCATAATCAACTAGTTTAGACAGGTCCACTTATAGCCCTCCAGCTATGTATTCAAGTTATAGCTTATTCGCTATTATGGCAGATCGTAGATCGGAATTTGGTTGAACGCCATAGTGTAGGTATTCGTAATGGCGTCGTCAACACCGCCACCAGCATCGCCCTGCGACAGGACAACCCCACGAGTGTAAACCGTTTCAGGAACGCCCGTACCAGCCGCCAACGTGGTGTTGCGAATGAATTTGTAAGCCCGATCATCCGGCGACCCGGTATTAGCGACAAGAATAACCTGCCCCGGATTGTCTGGAATGTTACCGCATACAAGATCGCCGCCGTTTACTTTGCCGCTGCCCGGAATGGTTTGGGTCAGCCCGTCCAGATAGGTTTGTTCAACGCCGTTGTATGTGATGCCTAGCCCCGGCTGCGTAACGATTGGGCCGATTTCAACCCAAGTCAGAGCCTCAAACCCGGCAAGCAACAGGTCAGCACCCTGCGCCGTGGAAGAGACGTAAGCTTTGCCGCCCTTGTAGATGTCGTGTGCCATTATGAAGCCCTTGTTGAAATAGTTGTTGACAGTGTAGCGCAAGTGGTGTAGCTAGGCAAAGTAGGCATAGGAGTGCATGTAGATGAAGTTTAAGGTTGGCGATAAGGTTGTAGGTAATGCCAGTAACTACCCTCATCGAGTGGGGGAAACAGGTATGGTTACAGGTATTAATGGCAGTGAAACATGGGTCGAATGGGGCTGTGGAGACGAAAAGTTAGCAAAGATTGGCTCAATTGACCTAGTGGAACCCGCAACAATACCACAACCAATGCACCCGGATCAATTCCTATGGGAAATCACACAATTTGCAAAAGAACGCGGATATCTCATTCCGCTAGAAGCAGAATTTTACACCGCACACAATAAAATTGTCATTCGTGTTGATCGAATGATCACCCAACCGCCCGCCACTCAATACTAACTGGCAATCGGTTGTAAGCCCCGTCCCGATAAGCCGTGCCAACTATTGCCGACTTATCAATCCTCAAAACATCAAGTTTCATATCTTTCGGGAAGTGTGACTTGATTAATTGACCAATGCCGATCAACTGCAAGTGTGACCAAGACAACGGAACCATGACTGCACATTCCAAGCTGCCCATGTGCAAATCATCGTCAGTTGATCCGATATAAACCCTATCAACTGGACGCCTAAAATCCACAACATTGATAAACGCGACGTTTGCCGCAGTTGGATAATTCTGCCCCGGTTCAACAATGGCATAACTACCTGACATTGTTTTAAGGTGATCAATCACTGCCTTGTAAATACGGGCCTCAATATTTTGTATCATGCGCTTTTCAACCTTGTTGCAGCGGCGCGCATAATAGATACAAACCGCGCGCTAGTCCGTTTAATCCAAAATCTGCCCGACTGATTGTAATTCCTGCCCAAGCTATCCATGCCAGTAAACCCCATTTCCAAACGCCTAGCATATGGCGCGCGGTATACAAACACCACACGACTACCTTTTTTGGCAGAGTCAATTACGGCATTGCTTGAGGCGGTGTTATAGTCCGATCCATACTCTTTATACGGTCCTGCCGTAATTCCCCCAGCGGGTGCGGTTTGAAGTGACGCCCGAAGATTGCCTGTGTCGATTGGAGTGTTAGCAAGCAATTCATCACGAAAGTCTTTTAACCCGGCGTGATAAACCAAGTCCATTTTTTCACTGGTTTCCTTGGCCCACTTATTAACCGAGTTACTAAACCCGCGTGTTGTCCCTACTGAACCGTTTACCCTTGCCATGCCGCAAGCCCCCGCCGATCAATTGAGTAATCAGCACCGCAATCACAGTTGATTATTTCTTCTGGACCAGCCCCATAAGTCGTGTCATGCGGAGTTATCATTGCAACCCCGTTAGGCAAAACGAAAGGCAATGTGAGTCCGCGCATTTGCCGCCCGTGCATCATAACATGAGTGGGCCGATCTTTCATACCGCGCCCGTGATGGTTCCAAGTGCGAATAATAAACCGTTCTGGAACGCCTGTTTTCTCTAGTCCTTGTTTCCAAGCCTCATACTTGCCTTCCTCGATTGCCTTGCTTGCCTCAGTGCGGGCGATTGTCAAGGCGCGAGACTTTAGCAGCTTGTCGGAATACTGCCTGACAATCCGGTCAATCTGATCTTTGGTTAGTGGTTTACCGTCTTTGATTGATTTCTTAATCAGGCTATCAAAACGCTTGTCACGCTTGGAATACGACAACGCGCGGGCGGGGTCTAATTCCAGCCAAACGCCCATGTTATTGCGCCATTCGATCTGTTGATTAGACAGACCGATAATGCCCCCTAGGCGCTTGCCGTCCGGCCCTAGTCTACCTATAAGATCGGTTGCAATTCGGTTGCGACTACGGCCTAGCGCGTATCCATCGGCAATAACGCCCCGGACCCCATCGACTGCCTCATTACTGATATTCGTAATTAGACCGCCAATATTATTTCTGGCGTATGTTTCAATTCGCGGCGACAGAGTGTTATACCGCACAACGGCTTTTTGACCATTTGGGTAAATCCAATTCGTTGATTTAATAACCGCATCGCCTGAATTGCCGTAGGTTTTCAGCAATTCAGCGCGGAAATCATTAAATGCCGCATCCTCAATTCCAATAGCAGTAAGTACCGCGTCAATGTTTCCGGTTGCGAGTGCGGCCTCAATTCTAGCCAAGGACGCGGAATTATTAATACTTGCAATACCTTTCAAATATGCTATCCTAACCGCCTTAGTTTGGGCGGCTATGATAGTTGCTATTTGAGTTGGTAGTGGAGTCATGTCAGCTTACCGTAGAGTAATCATCGCAGTCGCGGGCGACGGGTACAGTTCGCGGTTTGGGATGATGCTCACGGCTTCACAATCCGCGTGATGGTCGGGGCAATCATGTGATGATTTTCCAGTTGGCCGTTGTCAGTCCGGTTGATTTGTACCAATTCGCCGCAACGCTGTCGAACCACTCCTCCCCAATAAACAGCGGGGTCACACTGCCAGCAGGTGTTGCACTGC